ATATAGATTGCTAGATGGTTATCAACTGTTTTCTTTTAAGCTAAGTGAGATTTTTTGTAATCCCTTAGTTATTAACAGGTGAGCTTTTTTTGAATTGTAAAGTTTTGTTCTGAAAACAGGAATGTTGTTGTAGAACTGCTCTCCTAATATAAATTTAACCGTTTCTTGGTCCAGCTGATTAAACATCTTAGTGAAATCAGGAAAGCAAAGAAGAGTATAAATGTTCGTCTTATGCTCTTTAAGATGTACAACAAAATCGGGTATGTTACCTTCTTTATATGCTATATATTGATCAAGTTGTATTTGTTTTGTTTTGCAAAAGGTGAATATAAACTTTAAACTATCAACAATACTCGACAGTTGATCAGTATCGTCCGCATCTAGAAAAATACGTTTTTGTTGGTAGAGAGCATATGTTTTTGTCGCTCTTAGAGATGTATAAAACTCTAAATCAAAATATGTTTCGTCCTGATATACTTTGTACGGAGCGGTAAAAAAATCTTCTACAGAAATATGCTCAAATCTGCTAAAAAACGACGAAAGCCTTTTAAGATGTATTTTTGTCTTTTCCTGTAATGTGTCAAATTGCTTACGCAGTTTAAAAGGCTTGTTTGCCTGAGTTCTTGTTACTCTTAAAAATGTATTATAGATGTGCTCTTCAAATTTCGTTAAGTCTAAAACATCTGACATCCTTATAGTATAATCTTATGTTTTGAACTATTCAAGAACTTCATTACATATTTGCTTTTATATAGACCAGGATCGTGTTTTAAAAACATCTGTACAACGGCGAAATCACTCGGTGCATCACAATATAATTTAAAAAACTCTCTTAACTCTTTGTTCTGTAGCAATATTAAAAAAATATTTGCAACATTAAGCTTCTTTGTATGTGTCAAAGTTGCATATGTACAGAACGATAAGAACAAATGATTTGATTCATAGTCTAGAAGCGGTGTATGTTCGCGTTTATTGCTCATTAGTCAATATGACTAATTAATAAACATTTTATAAAAGTCAATGGTCAACCGTTAGAAAGAGCAGCTAATACATTTGCTGACGAAGAGCTAGCTTCTGTATCGTTTATATGCTCATCTTCAAAAATTGTCAGAGTCGAGTAGTCAATTCTCATCAAGCAGTTACCGAATGCAGGTCCAAACCGGTTCTTCATTACACCCATGCGTATTACACCTAATTCTCTATCTTGATCCTCTTGCCAGATGCTCATCATAACGTCTGCAGTCATACCAAGACCAGATGACTCTGAAACAGTCTCCATACCAGGATCTGCAACTGAATATCCCGATCTATTAAGCTGTGTAGCTGTAATTATAGGACAATTAAATTCATACGAAAGAGCACGGAGTTGTTCTGTTGCATGTTTAATTCGCTCATAGCTATTTGTACCGATAGGTGAATTTAAAAGATTAACATAATCGACAACAATAGCGTCAAAACTTATTCCTGCATTTTTAAGCTTCTTAATAAATGACTTTAGGAATAAAGGTGTAATAGTGGATGGAGGAAATTCTTTAATTAAGATACGCGCACCGGGATTAGTAGAAGCATACTCTTCTAACTGCTGTTGTACAGTGTGTACTTCAAGTTTTAATTTACCGAGAGGAATTCTCGTAACACTTGAGCAAAGACGTTGCGCGTAAATCGTCTCAGGCATTTCAAGAGAAATTAAGAGAACACTCTTACCTAAATTTGCTATATTTGTGGCAATATTACCTAAGAATATACTCTTACCGATATTTGTTTCACCGGCAAATACATATAATGCTCGACCTTGCTCGAGAAACCCACCTCCGAGTTTCTCATTAAACCACTCCCATCCGGTTGATATTCTATTTGTATCTTCATTAATACTTGCCACTAATTTATCAATATCATTGAACAAATCTAATCCTGTTTCTGTAGTTAGAGAAATATTACATGCCTTTTCAAATTGATCTAAGATCTTGGATGTATTAACGTCGTTCTTGTTTATCTCATCGACAACATTCATCATCGTGTGGTAAACAGCTTTCTCTTTTAAGAAAGTCTCAGTGTTGGAGAAGAGTTCGTCTTTATTAAATTTAGTATCAATATCCTTAAAGGATAGAGCCACATTAGTAAAGGATGACTTTAATTCATCTGTAGTAAGATATGCCTTAACCTCTGTAGCTGTAGGTACAGTTCCTCGTGAGATAAAGAATTCTTTTATTATTGTAAAGACAGACTTAATGTCTTTGTTCTTGAAGAACACAGGCTGTACGTAATCAATAACCGAGGCTAAATAAGCTTCATCTGTTAATGATTTGTAGACGATTATCTTTTCAAAGAAATCTAGATCAAGCTTAGACATATGTTACGATAATACTATCAATACCGCAATAATCAATAACTACCATACTCTAATAAGAATTTTGTTTGATTCTCCTTAAACGTCTTGTCCTCAAGACTTCTGAGTCCCGGTGAGCTATGAATTAAATGTATGGGAGCAACACCAATTTTTAATTTTAATTTATTAGCATCAAGGCAGCTTGAGATATCATAGAGATGGAAATTATAATTCTCGTTAAACTTCCAGCCAACTTGTTTAACTTTTTTGACATTTACGGATATAAAAACACCATCTACAATGGCAACACGCGTTGGTGATGGCCCGAACGGTGTTGTAGACGATTTACCATCTTGTGTTAAATGCGCTACTGCTCCGTGCAAATTACCGCTTCCAAACCCCCCGCACATCAAGTGCCAGAGAGCGGGTTGCTGAATCTTTGCATTATTACCACCTGCAACACCGATGATATCATATTGCTCATGATATTTGTTAAGCTTTGCTTCAATTAAAGCATCATCAAACATGACATCGTCATGTACAAAGCAAATATAATCATAACTATCGGCCTGATCTGAATAGAGAAACTCATTATATCGTTTTGATAGACCTTCTTTGTTGTTATTATAACAAATAATATCAATAGGTGTCTTTACGAACTCATTTATTGTATCAATGCTATTTTTGAGAATGGTTGCAGTCGATCCCTTGCTGCAGGAGAAAAATGCTATTTTGCTCATAGAGCTAAAAACGGTGAGTTAGGTGAGAAGAAACCAACAGAAGTAATGCCCTCGGATGTTAGTAGGTAAATTGTACCTTCATCAAGCGGTTTGTAATCTGTCTGTGGAAGTGACGAAAAGTCGTTTGTTAGATAATTTCCATAAAGCGTGCTTCCTGACCGTGCGAGATATGTATTCCCTGTAGCCTTACAGAATATCCAAAGACCGAATGTACCCTTTAATTTTGATAGTACTTCACCGAGTATATCAACTTCATTGTCCATAACAAGTGACTTCTGATGTATCATTGCAGGTATAATGGAGGTGTCAACATCATTATATGTTGTTGGATCGGCAACATATTTTTTAAGTAGTTCGAAATTTGAAAGCACACCGTTATGAGCAACAATCCAGTCGCCACAAGCAAATGGATGCGATGTTGAGGCACTGAACTCTCTTACGCTACTTGTCGGGGCTTGTGTATGGCCGAGAAACATCTTGAAATCTTCAATTCCATATTCTTGATCTTCGTCCTGATATTTGTCATTCTTGCTAAGAGTTACAGAACCAGATGCTCTAGATATTACAAGATTCTTACATTTATTCGGTTTTCCTACATAAAGACTACCATACGCGAAATCACCGCGCTTTTTACATTCATTATATAGTTTTCTGTAAGTATTGAAGTCAGTGGATCCAAAAATTGCACACATTATAGTTTATTCCTTGCATATATATTAACATCAAAGAATAAATATTTCAAGCATATGAATCGTGATTCTCGTTTAATTTTTGAAGCCTATAAAACCCGTTTAGATGAAATGGCACTCCGTGTTAAGGGTGAAGGTGATCCTGTACAATCCTTAGTTACTGCTATTAAACACGGTCTTGAGGAAAGAGGTAAAAATAACGATACATACCTTTTTAAAGGACTTACAGGTGAAGCTTTAGATAAACGTATAAACGAGCTTGTTGTTCCTATTATTAATGATTTATTTCCTAATGGCACTTATGAGGGCAGAGGTGTTGAAAAGGATTTAGTAAAGCTTGAGCGCGATATTATGGAAAAGCTTGCTGCTAGTAACCCAAAGGCGAAATCTCAGTATACAGCAAGAATTCTTAAGAGTTTTATTGCAGCTGTAGTTGATGAAGTAGAAAGTAACGTTGAAGACGGCGAAACAATTCAAGCTGCCGCAGACGATATTGCTGATGCAGTATCTGATGCTACAGATAAATCAGAAGAAGTAGCACAAGCAGCACCATCCGGTGACACACAGCCAGCTACTACACCGGTAAGCGGTGATAAGCTCACAGTAAGAATAGAGCAGATGTTGGCTAATGCTATCGACGATAGTGGTGTATTAGCAAAATATGTAGTTAATGATGTTGTACAGGAGATTCGTGATAGCGGTGGATTAGGGTTAAATGAAGGTGAAGATAAGAGAAAAGTCGAGGTCATTCTAAAGGACCTTATTAACAAGCAGGTTTTTGAGAAAAAGGGCGAATATGTAAAACTAGGTAAGAATTTCGATAAATTCGAAGCAGGTGGTAACGACTCAACTGTTCTTTCTGACGAAGATTTAATTCAACATCATACCGGTTTAGGTGCCGCGCCAAAAACTGCGCGTGATATTTGGAGCGGTCATGGTGATAGCATGTTTGGGTAATTTTTATGGATAATCAGCAAGAATATCGCGAGCTTTCAGAACTTTATTCAGAAGGCATAGGTACAAGATTTGGTGCTAATGTAGCTGGTATGCGTGCTAAGGCAGGGCAAGCTGTAGGTAATTTTATTTCTGGCAATAAGAGTACATCACCCGCTCAAGCTGCACAAAATGCTAAAGTTCAATATGCCTACAATGCAGCATCAAAAAACTTAATTAATGATTTACAAAAATTAAATTTACTTCCAAAAACACCAGCTAGCTCTACAGCAACCAAACAAGTTCAATCTGCTTTAGGTAGCATGGTTAATCAGATTCAGCAGCAACAACCAAAACAAACACCATCTGCTACCCCTGCAGCTCAGCAGCAACAACCAAAACAAACACCATCTGCTACTCCTGCAGCTCCTCAACAAGCACCAGCAAGTCAACCCGCTCAATCAACGCAGCAACCTGCTCAACAAACGCAGCAACCTGCACAAACACAAACAGCTGCTGCACCAGCATCGCCTGCGACAACACAGACTGCACCAGCTGCTACAACAACCACACAGCCTGCAGCTCAAAGTAATAATACAAACGTTAACCTTACTGCAGCTCAAAATTTAGCTTCATCCAACGATCCACGTAGTATAGATAAAGCGATAAACGCTACTACAAGAGCTCTTCAAACCGCTAATAAAAACGATAGAAACTCTATCGCCCAGATGTTATCAAATTTACAAAAGCAAAAGGCTGGCTTACAGCAGCAAGAAGCTGAAAAGCAAAAAGCTGAGCGTGATAAGAAGACTCAAGAGTTAAAAGATACTATTAAGAAACGTAGGGAAATGTACAGCCAGCAGCAAAAGCCTAATCTACCAGAGCAACATTCTTTAAACGGTAGATTGTTTAAAGAGTACTTTACTCTTTAATATATTGCTCCCAAGGAATGTCTCTGGAGTAAGACAGTGGGTCACGGATACCAACGTCAATAAACCCTTTTAACCGTAGAGCGCATGCTGTGCATTCGCCGCAGGCAAGATCCTTACCCTCGTAGCAAGTCCAGGTACGACTAAAGTCTACACCGAGTTCAAGTCCCATTTTAATAATCTCTCCCTTTGACTTATCTATAAGAGGAGCTTCAACAGTTATGCGGTTTCTACGGTTTAATGCAGTTATTTCGTTAATCTTAGATAAGAACTCTATACTACCATCCCAGAAGCCTGCAACACTATCTGCTTGTGCAGCTCCATGTAGGACTGTTGTTGCATCAAATCCCTCAGCATACGAGCAAGCTATAGATAAAAGCATCAAATTACGGAAAGGAACGTAATTTACCGTTTGTGGATCGCCCATGACGTCGCGCGCCTTAGCTACATTAATCTGCTTGTTAAGTAGGGATGATGTCGTAATGTCCTTAAAGAACGGTAGCTTGACGATGTTACTGAAATACACGTTTTTATCATCTTCACTCTCACGAATTGAGTTAATTTGCCAATCTGCGTATTCAAGCTCTTTTATGTGTCTCTGACCGTAGTCAAACGTAATCGCATAGACACGATCGTACTTAGCGGCTGCATAATGGAGAAGGACTGTTGAGTCCATCCCACCGGAAAATGGTACAATTACACGATTCTCACTCATTTTCTGCTAATTCTTCGGCTTGCTCATCATCTGTGCTATTCTGCACCTCGTTACTGTTGTACTTGTAATCTTCAGCAAGCTTCTTATCAAGTTCCGGGATAATAAAGTCTTCGAAGAACGATACATCCTTAACGAAATTCTTCGCATAACCGAGTTTATCACCCTTTTTATACTTACCACAGTCAACACCAACAACATATGTCGATCCCGTCTGCTCAATAATACCTCTTGCAGTAGCCATCTGCAACAGCCCGCTATACTTGTTAAGACCGGACTTAAAGGAAAGGTACATTTCTGCCTCTAAGAATGGTGGAACAAAGCGATTCTTCACGGTTAGTGCACGCAGTGTGACTCCTGAGTATTTGTTAGCTTCTGCAAGCTTATCCGTCTTCAATGCACCTGAATCGCCCTCACCTTCCTTCTCATTACGCTTAGCAAGCTGCACGAGAATACTGGCCATATACACAGGGCCTGATCCACCAGACTGTGTTTTTACGAGAGATGGGAACATAGCGCCGGGATCGGAATATGTATGATTGGTAAACAGAATAGTAACGCCTGCCTTACCAGCCTTGTATGTCAAGGTACGAAGCATTGACTTAAGTGACTTGGCACGGAGACCCATATCCATAGCGGCTTTATCCTTAGCGATATCATCAATCTCCTTCTGTGATGATAGGTTCCCGAGACTGTCAATACTTACGATAAACTTACCTTGTTGCTTACTCTCAATGACGCTATCGAGAAAAGCCGATAGTTGATTACGACATTGATCGACCGTATAAACCGGTACATACTTTGTCTTACTCGCATCAAGACCTACACCTTTGGTAGAGCTCTCGTCGATTGCAAACTCAGTATCAAAAATGACTGGATAGATACCTTGCTTCTGCGCGTTAGCTAAAATCTTATTTATAATAAAAGTCTTACCTGTCATCGACTCACCTGAGAATCCTACGATTCTACCCTTAGGTATACCACCCTTACGACAGCTACCCCCTAAAATTGCGTTAAGAGCGTAACAGCCGGTATCATACCAGGTATCAACATTTGACAATGCATTTTCATCAAGCATTGTTGCTTCGCTATTCATAGCGTCAAGTTTCTTAAAAATAGAATCAATCTCTTTACTCATACCACAATTATAATACCTACATACATATTATCAACAAAAAAAAAAAGCGGCCGAAGCCGCTTTCAAAAAACGCAGATGTTTTTTTATTAATTCTACTCGTCAAACAACTTGATTGTCTTACCGCTATCAGGTCCGCTTGCAGGTTGGATAAGCGGTGCGTCGCTGAAAAGCTTGTTATACTGATCAACAAGACGCTGATCATTCTCGATATTAAGACCGAGAACAACGGAAGAATAAAAGAACTTCCAGAGAGTACCTTCCTGCTTGTTCTTCTCACTGACGAAATCTCTAAAATAGAGAGGAATGGTCTGAACGTTGAGCTGACCCTGCTGAGTTGGCTGAACGTGGATAATTGCTGGGTTACGAACAGTAAATGCAGTATCATTGTCAACCTTCTCAACAAACTCTGCAAGAAGTGTACGACCAATGTGATCTACGAATGTAATGATGTTTTTTGTATCGCTCATATTGTTTAATATATTATAGACTTTTGTTAATAAATCAACTTATATACCTAGTAAATCAAATAAATCTGTCTGAACTTGTTCGCTCGGCTTTTTTAACTGCCATCTTACGCATTCATAAAATCGCTGAATGACAGAGTATACATCCTTCTCGAAAACAGCTTCATGGTCAGGAGTAAAAATATCATCAAACTCTTTCGGGTAGTCATACTTAAAGCCGATTGTAGAGAGACCATACTTATTCGGCTTTCTCACAGGAAAATATTTCATATTATCACCAGAAGATATTTTCTCGTATTTGCGGCTAAGGTTAAGTTTATCAATTAATAAATTATAGAAATAGGCGGCCTTAACGTGCTTTGGCATCGATTTAACAGTTTTAAATTCTTTGCAACCTGCAGCGTATTTCTCGTAGTTTTTAATGCTCGATGGTGATGAGATCTCTTCTGCTGTTAGCTTAGTGAACAACTCGTAAGTTTCGTTAAACACTTTATCTGTATCCGCTTTTGATTTTGTTAAGAGCATCGTCTCAATAATCTTTTTAACGCTTGTTTTAATTGCGGCCGCCATTGTTGTGCGTACCACTTCAACACCTGTATACTTAAATTTGTTACAGGGAATACCCTCATCATCGAGAATATGAAGAACGTATCTCTTCTTTCTAATAAAGAGACCGGCATCAGCAATCTTTTCTCTCTTAAAGAGAAGTCTGCAATCTTCTGATCCGAGTGACTTCTTCCCCCACTCCTTAATGTTCGTATTAAGGTATTGCTCAATGTCTTTTACCACATCGTAGTATTCTTTTGGTATCTTACCTTTTACAGGTACAGGAATGTTATTTTTCTTTACTAAATGTCTAATCGATATATAAGAGCTGTCTGTATCATTATAAATGATTGGACTATCAGTTGTGAGCTCTTCTTCTGACATGCCCGTCTTTTGCTTAATGTAATCGACGAGCAATTGGTTTGATTGTTTGATAGTAGCTTGACCGGTAAGGGTAATTGAATTAGCAAGATCATCATCACCGAGTGGGCTATGCTTATTACCGAAATAGCCATAAACAGTATTAATCAGAATCTTAATAGTATGTTGCGTGATGTTTAAATGATCTATTTCATCTTTTAATGTAGTGTACTCCTTAGTACCTTTCTCAATATTTAAAATCGCTCTCTTTGCCTTGTCTAATTGCTTCTTGATCTCAACACGCTTCTTATAATAATGATCTACTGTTTCAGGGACAATGCCTTTTGTTTTTTGTGAGAAAAGAACACAGGCTTTCGATATCGCAATTTGCTCTTGCTTTACAAACGCAGCAAACTTTTCCTTTGTCAGAGTATATTCCGACCCATTAACGTGTCTGATTGTAAGCTTACCATCATCAGTATAAACGATTTTATATTTGTCATCGTGAACGATCGTACCAATTTTTGTCTCCGGAGAGAGATTTAACGTAATCATCACGTTTGGATATAGACTATTAGCATCAAACGATACAATGTGATCCTGAAAACCTTGCTGTGGTTCACCGACGTAAGCGCCTTCATTTTGTTTTCTTATGTCACTATCTTCAATATGCTTATTGAATGTTGGAATGCGCTGATTTCTGTGACGAGCTCGAATAGCACATAGACCGGTGATAACACTCAAGGAGCCTAGTGCACCCTCAAATGTTGTAAGACCTGCGTAAGCAATCATACGCAATAGCTGTATGTATTGTAGCTTCTGTTCAAGTCTTACAAGCAGATTAACGTCCTGAATATTATATTTTACAAAGAGATCCCAATTGTCATCCGATAGCGATGCAAGATCAGTATCACCATAGTCAACCTTCGTTTCACCTAGCTCTATTTCACCAATATAGCCTAACTTATACATCTCACGCAACACTGGACAAAATCTACGGTAGATTTGATAATAGTCAACACAAGAGAGTCCTTCTAAATGCCACCTAGTTTGCTCTCTACCAAACTTACCCATAAACTTTCTCGACCGTATTCTATTAATAGGGGAAAGCCTCTTTGCTTCATCTTCGCCTAATATTCTTGTAATTCTGTTTACGATATACGGGATATCGAAAAACTCACTATTCCATCCAGAAAGAATATCCGGGTAATCACGTGAAAAATAGTCTAGGAACTTCTCTAATAGATCGTGTTCCGTCTTACAGTATACATATGTAACATCTTGTTCGAGATTTTTTACAGGCTTTGAGCCCCAGGTTATGAATTTCTCAGCTAGCGTATCATAAACCGTAATAACATTAATAGCATGATTAGCCGTCTCAATATCTGGAAAGCTATCAGGACTATATGTCTCAATATCGATAAAGAGCGTTCTTAACGGATTCTTAGCAAAATCCGGAGTTTCATTTTGATTGCTGTAATAATCAATTAAAAATTGTTGCTGTACCCCGAGGTTTTCAAATACCCTGGTAATGTTGTTATCCTTGAGAAATTGCGAACGCTCAGCTTGATTCTTAAAACGTCTCTTCTTTAATTTGGTATTAAAGATACTTAAACAATCTTCATTATGTGTTGTTTCAAGATATATGTATGGCTCATATGAAACATCAACATGAATACGCTTGCCGTTTTCATCCCAGCAATAAAGACGCATTGCTTGCTCTCTGGGTAAATATGCAGCATTTCTATACATGCTGTAATAATAGCTTACCGGCTATTATTTATCAAGTGTAATTCCATTCAATGGATTCAACAGCTTACGTTCAGGCGATCCGTATGGTGTTGTATAGAGCTCTAAATACTTGTCAATATTTGTATCCGTCTCAAGCCAACGCTCGTTTGCGATCTTTCTAAATCTGCCGACGTGATTCATGTATTTGCCCTTACGGTCGAGTACATCGTCAAGCTGATCAATCATCTCGTCACCGGTCTTGAACTTAAGTGGTGCATTCTCGTAGGTAACCAAATCCTGGCACACAATGGGTATACCATAGCAACTTGCTTCAACGAGCTTTAGATCACTCTTAGCTTTATTAAAGGTATTATCCTGAAGAGGTGCAACCATTGCATTAATATTGAGATTATAAATCTTTTCAGGGTATGTATAGAGTCTTTCCCAAGGATGAAACTCGACTTTACCTTCGCGGACAAGGTTATGTAGCGGGAGAGGGAAGGCACCAAGGAACACCCATTGGTATTTGTCCTTTGTAGCTTCAATAACACGGTTGACATGCGCGAAGTCATCGTTCTGACCTACTCTATTATCGACATCGAAGTGAGCACCAGAACCTGCATAAAGAATACGCGGCTTGCGCTTATACTTGTCATAATTTTCTGATATACGCTTCTCGTTAAAGAACTGTCCCATCCAGAATTTCGGTGGATAGTTTGGAATAACAGTAACGTTCTTGTTACCAGTCTTACTGATATAATAATCCTTCATGAAGTTACAGGTAACTGTAATTTCGTCGCACATAGACATAATTTCCTGAGCTGATCGACGAATTGTTGGATCAGTAAAGGCAGGTTTAAACTTATTATATTCAGGAATATCTTCCTCAAATACCAAGTCATCAATTTCGTAAATAAGTCTAAATCCTAATTGCTTACTAAGCTCTTTTAAGAATTGTACGAACTTTAATTGATGTTCTGTTGCTTGTCTTTGAATACGTACAGCTTTAACACCTCTAAAATAATTTGGATCAAAACTCATGACTGTGCTACCATGCACAATGAGTTTTTGATGCGCATTAAGTACGTGCTCTGGCCAAATCATTCGCCAGAAACCACAACCACTATAATCTGCGTAATAATTAACAACACGTTCGAGATTCATCTCCGGCGGTGTCGGTACTATATTAGTCTGTACAGGTGATAATATCGAGGGTTGACCTAGAGTACCGAAGGGCTGCGGAAACGGAGAGACAAAGGGTGAGACAATCATGTTACTTGGTTATTTTATGCTGTGTACTCTTTAAAATCAACACGCTTTGTAATACCGTTAACCTTCTCAAGGAATATAATATCACCAGTAGCAGCCTTAATACTCTCCTTGCGATGACTTATAACCATAATACATTCATTATACTTTTCAACGCGTTCTTTGAGAATATTAATAACTAATTCAACGCCACGCTCATCGAGCGACGAATCAAACAGTTCGTCATAGATGCTAAAGTTGAAACATACATCACCTTGAAGACGTCTCATATCCATAAATGCAAACAAGCATGCAAGATCAATATTCTTTCTCTCAGCTCCGCTAAAATTAAAATATGAACATAGCTTACCTTTATTGTCTATAATCTCCTCTTCAAAATATTCATTAAAGGTAACTGTACAGTTGGCGTCCATCTTCTTTAGGTAATAAGATAGTTTGCCATTAAAGACCTGTAATATCTTCTTTACCATATAAGATTTTACACCCTCTTCAGATACTACAAATTTAACAACATCCATTGTATTGAGCTCTTTACGAATTTTATCAATTTCAGACTTTAGCTCTTCAATTTTTGTATTTTGCTCTTCTACTGCAGTATCCGCTGTAAAAGTCGACTGCTCTACTTCAGCAATATCGACTTCAAGTGTCTGAAGCCATTCTTCTAGCTGTTGTTTACGGGCAATAAGAGATACACGCTCTTGCTTCTTTAGTTCATATTGGTGCTTTTCATCACGAAGGCCGATAATGCAATTATCTATTTTGGTCTTCTTTTCTAGAAAAGACTTTTCTTCTTTAATTAAATTAGAAATAGTAACTTTGAAATCATCTATTGAACTGTTAATTTTTTTACGCTCTTGTTCAATGTGGTCCTTATCTCGCTCTTCAATTGTTCGAAGACAAACCGGGCAATTATCATTCTCTGTACCAATGGTTGTTAATTGCTTTGTATGTTGCTGTACTAAGAGTGCTTTTTCTGTTTTCTCTTCACGTATGGATTGAAGCTTATTATCAATTTTTGTCAACCCGTCATTTAGATCGTTTATTTTATTAGTTATAATACTTACGTCTATATCTTCAAATGTATCTAATCTGTCGTTTATCTGTTGTAATTCTGCAATATTGCTCGTCTTACGATTTTGATATTTTATAAGCTTTTGTGTACGGGCAACCTCAGCAAGCTCTTTTTGCTTCTGTAATGTTAATAAATGCTTCTCATGATCATCAAACCTTGTTGTTTGAATCTCGAAGTCCTTTTTCTTAATATTAAGATCCTCCTTGAGGATCGTGAGCATGTTACTAAAGACACTAAGGTTAAAAATATCTTCAATAAACTTTCTCTTCTCCTGTTTCTTCTTACCCATAAACGGTACAGTATTGTTTATGGTCATAATAACACAGTTTTGAAAAATCTCTGGAGTGCAGGAAAACTTATTAAGAATAAAGCTTGTAGTATTTGTCATACTATCACGTGTTTTATCCTCACCGTTTATATGCAAGAAGCACTTCGACGGGTCGAGTGTTCTAACTATCTTTATCTGTTCTTTTTTATCAAAATGCTGTATTTCAACATCTAATTCTACTTCACAGCCTTTACGGTTAACATTATTGACGATATGCTCTTTTTTTAGATCACGTAATGTTTCGCCAAATACAGCAAAGTATACTGCGTCAGCTATTGTTGATTTACCAACACCGTTTCTACGGTCCTCTTTATCCTTGTTTATACCTGTAATAATATGAAGACCCTTATTGAAGGTTACTTCAACAGGCTCTGTACCGACAGAGAGAAAATTCTTTATTTTTACACGCTTAAAATTTATATGCTTCATAATGTGTGTGATCTCTTGTATAGATCCATGCAGTACTGAATTACTTCTGCCTTATTGTCGATATCGAGAACGTTTATAAATTCTTCAATCGTCTTTTGAAGGTCGACACCACCAGCTTCATAATTCTGATCATCGACACTAATATTATCATCATACAATGAATAATCTACAGAAAGAGAGAAAGGATTCAAAGACGACATTTTCTTTATAAGACTCTCAATCTTATCTGTATCTACTTTTTTATCTACAACGATCTTAACGATATTATTACCAATAGCGTCCTTAATGTTCTTTGTTTCTGATATGTCTGTGAGTGTCAGCTTTTTATGCTTTGGTGATATCGTATTTTCATAAAAACAATATTCACTCGTCGGTATATCTAAAATATAATAACCTTTCGTTGTACCGGTATCGCCAAAATCCATTTCAAATGGATTACCTACGTATACGATTGTGCCGTTATCGTATTCGCGTTCGTCACGAAGATGAAAGTGACCGGTAAAGACGAGCTTTGCTTGTCTTAATATATCAGATGTCTTTGTCCCGTGTTCACAGAGCTTAAAGCTATTCATCTTAAAGCTCTCAATTTCTAAATGACCGAAAGCAATATCTGATTTAGGAAGATCTGCTAATTTAGCACCCCATGGTAGGAATGTAAGTGTTTTACCGAATACAGTGAATGTCGATGTTTGATCGATTACGGTAATATTGTTCTTACCGTTCAAAATAGAAAGTGAATTAATATCAGCTCTGTCTTTATAGTAAGCATCATGATTGCCAACCAATATTACAATATTAAAGTCTTTCCATAAAGATAAAATTTGATTGACAACGTGAATAGTATTAACCGCAACTTCATCACGATAATGATAAACGTCGCCGAGAATAAAAATGTCAGTTATCTCTTTTTCTAATAACTGATCTCTCAGCCATTCAGCCCACTTCAAGGATGTCTCATGCCAAAAGATACTATTTTGATGTACACCTACATGTAGATCTGCAATAAGACATACTTTCTGACCTTTGGTATGTAGTTCTTGATTAATATTCGTCATCACCTGTTGCATCAATATAGATATGAGCACCACCGTTCTCATCAGGATCAAGCATCATTTCCTTGTATACTTTTTCCCTATACTCGTTGAGTGTTTCGTGGTGTCTCTTTTCTTTCTTAATTCTATTGATAAAAGCATGAAATGCAATGGTTGTAAAATATGAAAAAGGGCTAAATCCTGAATCGAGTTTAAATTTTTTATTCTTTAATGCTGAAAACATTTTGACGATTGCGTCGCCTACCATTTCTTCTTTATATGAGTAGTTAATAAAGTTACCTGCAAAAGAGAGACCGTGAGCAATCTTATTAATACTTTCACCGAGTTTATAGCTAACAGCACCTGTGTTATAATACGCACGAATTTCTTCTTCAAATTCTCTACTATTTACGTAATGCTCTCTATCACGAGGTTTAATTTTCTTCGGTACAGCAACCGCTGCTGTAACATCAACTTCTACCGGTTGTTCAATTAAAGCTTCAACTGCAGTTAAGTCAATTTCCTCTTCAATAGGAATATCGAGAATAGGCTGCGTCTTATCCTTCTTAAGTTTTTCTTTTTTACTTTTCGTTGACGATTTTAGTAAAGTATTTGATTTTTTCTTTTTCATAAAGTGAAATTCGTTTTTCTAGATGCGCAGCACTATATTTATAGTTATCAGCAATGTCAAATATTATAAGCTGGTTCTTATCTTTATGCAATCGTAGCCCACGGCCTATGGACTGCACTATTTTAACCTTTGCTTTACCACCGCATGCAAAAATTATGTAATGTAAATTTTTAATGTTAATACCTGTGGAGAATATTTTTGATATTGCAATGACAATTACATTATCATGATGTTCCATTAATTGTTTAACTGCTTCACGCTCTGCTATCTCCACCTCTCCTCTAATAAAGAATACTTGTTTATCAGGATGCTGTTTCTTTATTAGGTCAAATAGTATTTCACCGTGTTCGATAAAATCGACCATTACTAGAGAATTGTTCTTTACACCACCAGCAATTGTACTAATTGTATTATTACGAAATTCGCTTTTAATTAAAATGTCAAGTTCTTCTCTGTAGGCATCAGTGGCACCAGTGCCTGTAGAAAGAAACGTATTAGCTTTTTTATGCTGTAAGTTAATAATTTGAATCTGCGCTCCTGTAATGAACTTACCTTCTCTGAGTTCATAACTATTCTTTTCGTATAATACAGGACCAATTTTACCGAAAATATTCCATTGATCAAGCGGATCTTCTGGCATTGTACCCGTTAAGCCAAAACGGAAAGGTGTTTTAACTTTTTTGAATAGTTTGTTAATTTCATTTCCTCGACGAATTTTATGTACTTCGTCAACGAACAATACATCTATATCCTGTATCCAATCTAAATTTGAATTCTTACTCTGTAATATGCCTAGATTGGCAACAATAACGTTAGAGTTAAGATTTAATTCATCATCACCTGTCCATTTTGACACTGTAAATGGTACACAATATTCATTAAAATCACTCGATGTCTGCTCAACAAGACCGCGGTCTGGTACAATAAACAAACATTTAAACGTTTGTTTGTTATATGGTGACATGTAGATATTATAAATTTGTGTTAGAAGTGAGGCTGAGGTTAAGGTTTTTCCACCAGCTGTAGCAAGAATGACCGTACCGCGACCTCTAAAGAGACACTTCTTTACAATATCCTCCTGGTAGTCTCTAAGAGGAATTTTAAGTTGTTGAATTGTATTTTTAAAATCAAGTTGTTGATGCCAGCTATGTCTCGCGGGTGATACCTCTTCAAATAATTCCCTGTTAAAGATTTGTCCCCCGGTTATCTGATTAGCTCGAATATAATTCTGTATCTCATCAACCATACATGGCTCAAATCTACCTGTTGGTGTGATTGCATATGTACGCGGCGGTAGGAATCTACCATACTTGCGCATAAATTTTGCGCCTTCGTTTTTTACCGAAAAATGTTCACGAATCTCCTGCAGCTCATCGCCCTTGATGATGCCCATGCGTTTAGAAGTATCGTAATCAAACTCTATCATATTACATAGTTTCGAGTTTAATTATCTCGACAAGGTTTTTAATATCAAAAGTAGTACTACTTAAAGTTTTTTCTGTCTTTTCTAAGAGTTCAACAATTAATTTCTTTTCGTCAATCTCCTGCTTTTTCGCTAAGACTTCTTGTCTCGTATCAACAGCGCCTTGTATAGTAGGAGCCGTAAGCTTGACAGCTGCCTGTCTTTGAATCTCATCGAATAATTTACGCTTTAATTGTTCCAAAGATTTTGTTTCACGAGCTATCTCCATCTTATGACGAATTAGTCTACCGGCCCATTTATGCTTTAGAGCAGGCAGACGGAGCTGATAATCCTTTAAATTAAGTTCATTAATTTTAAGATCCTCTTCAAGTTCCTTTATGTATTCTTCAAGCATTAACTTAAATAATAGTATAAGAATATAAAAATTCAATGGATAAGTTTAAATCAATATTTTATAGATTATTAGACGAAGATGCTAACTCTGCTGCAGGGGTGTTTGGTCCTGCTGCAGCTGCAGCAGCTAGTAACCCTGATATGCAAGGCCCTCAAATATACGGTGGCCTTGATGCAAGACCATTCGACCCAGCTACAGCAGCTTTAGGTGCAAAAGTAAAATCAAAAAATGGTAAGCGAAATATCAAGCAAAAGGATAAAAAGAAAACATTTCCGGTGATGTCACGTAGACCTTATTTACCTTCATAATAATTAATATTTGTGGATTACGGTCACTGGTTACTTTCCGATGGTGTTGTCATAGATGATCAAACATTTGGTTTTATCTATGAAATTACAAACACCGTTACTAATAGAAAATACATTGGCAAAAAACAATGCATATCGAAGATTAGACGTAAGCCGCTTAAAGGTAAAAAAAAGAATAGAATAGATTATAAAGAATCGGATTGGAAATCTTATACAAGCTCCTCCAATGAACTTAACGCTGATATTGTCAAATACGGTAAAGATAAATTCCTATTCAGAATTTTACGAGCATGCGGATCAAAATGGGAATTAGGTTATTTTGAAATAAGGGAACAGATTAATAAGAATGTTCTTTTAAGAGATGATTATTACAACGGTATAATAAATGTAAGAATCGGTACACCACCAAAACATATTACCGAACAATTCTTGAAATCTAATAATCTGTAGTTATACTGTTTGTGTGGCAAACGATATAATATTTCAGGAATATAATTTTCGTCTTCTTGATCTTAATCATATAATAGAAGATGTAGAAGGTAATATTATTGACGAATTATATCAGTTTAATTTGCTTGATTCAAAAAAGCTTACGCCTGATATAAAGCGCATTATAATGAATAAAATTACAATTGCAGTATGCAATAGGCTTATGTCTTATACTCAACGAGATAAGGTCGTACTATATTACAGCAATATAGCGCCGGGTAGGTTAGGTGAGTATTTTGATACAATAGATATCTTTATAGAGAAATTTATCGTAAAGCTTAAAAACATTTTGCCTATACGCGTCTTTGTTTATAATAGACCATTTTCGGACATAAGGAGTCTTAGAAAAAGCAATAACGGTGAATATAGGGAATTTATTTTGAAATTACGACAGTATATAGATACATTAGATTATGCTTCTTATACTTTTAATAAGGTTAAACTTTTTACAAAAAAACAAGGTTTGACATTTTTAAATCAAGATTTCTTTAATACACTTAAAACAAGACAGCTTCTCATTGTATAAATTCATAAATACTTCATATGAGTTTTCTTAAGAGGTACAATGAATATTTAAAGCTTGTAAATGAACAAGATGAACAGCAGCCTGCTACGGATGCTGCAGCGCCTGCTCCTAATGCAGCTGCTGAGTTACAGCCAGCACAAGCCACAGAACAAAAACCCATGATGGATCAGGGGTATACAAATTTAGTTAAACTTTTAGCTAAATCTCTTGCTATGAATATTCCTATTGGAGATATTGATGCTGAATTTACTACATCAGATATTACTCCAGATAATGCTATTGAAATGCAGGAGTCAATTGAAAATTTTTTAAAAGAAAGTGAAGTTAAAGAAGACAACATAGAGCGTCTAAAAAATCCAAATTATTTAAAATTTGTAAATTCAATAACTCCGAAAAACTTTCAATCAAAGCTTAAGCATTTGATAAAAGTAATGGAGAAACAAGATCCATCAGTTAAGGAGTTATTCAATGTATAAGAGCTTAAAAGATCTTTACGCAGAAAAATGTCTCGGTAGAGCTGTTCCTGCTTTGCCTAGACAAACAATTTTATTACCTAAGCAGATTCTTTTAGAGGGTGGCGCAGGTGGTCATATGATACACCCGTTTGATATACCAGGTGTTAAAACCGGTAAAGATCTTATACAGGTTTTTCATAATGCTGTCGAAGCTATTGAATCAGAGGTACCTGCAGAAAAAATTGATGGATCTAATGTTTCAATTAAAATTGCTCGTGACGATGAAGGTAAGATACTTTTAGATGATGAAGGTAAGATGCAGTTTGGTTTAGATCGTGGTGCAAAACATAATGTTGAAGACATTAAGGGTGTCACTATTGCTAATCTCGGTAAAAGATTAGTTAGTAAAGATCCTACTAAACCACATGGTTTAATTGAGGCGGCTTCTTTAATTCTTAGAATTTTTAATAATTCCTTACCGTCAATAAAAGAAGAACTCGAACAACTCGGTATGTTTGAAAAAACGCCTCAGAGATTTTTTAACGCTGAGTACGTTTATGGCCATACTAACGTTGTTGCGTATGATAGAAATTTTATCGCCATTCACGGTGTAAATCAATTTGATCCTGAAACAAGAAAGCCTTCGGAGACAAATTATGATGTTGGTGCTTTAGAGCGAATTATTGAAAAAGTAAGACCATGGGCAAAAGAAGCAGGATTTGATCTATACAGTACAATACCAGCAATTAGAGATGAAGATGTCGAAGCTGTAGATTTTGGTCCTGCTTTACAGGAAAAATTTACTGTTGTATACACAGCTGATCATGCTGTTACAAAAACATTAAATGCATGGCTCGGTGAGTGTCATAATCCAGTAGGTGAAATCGTTACTTTCGCTGATGGTACAAAAGCTTCTCCATACAGTAAGAAAGTCTATCAAGCAGTTACAAGCGGTCAACCATTAGATACAATAATTAAAGATAATAATGAAAAGACTGTAAGATCTGCAATTTGCGGAGCTATTGTTGTAAGATCAACAATCGTACTCGGTCAAGTAGTCAAAGGCGCTGTAAAATCAGAATTTGGTAACGTCAAAGAACGTGAAGGTATTGTGGTCCGTAATCTTTATTTTAATAAGAAGCCTGTTGGCAATCCTGTTAAATTTACAGGTGAATTTATTATTGGTAAAGATCAAGGTAAGTTTGTAAAATCACAAGACGAAAATACAGC